TAAGACTGAGAAGATCATCACCATCGATAAGATGCTTGTTGCTTCTACATTCTTGTCTAACATCGACGACGTAAAGAACCACTACGACATCCGCAGCGTATACGCTAACGAGTTGGGTAAGGCTCTTGCTAAACGTTTCGATATTGCTTTAGCTAAAGTATTCTGTGCTGCTGCTCGCGATTCCGCTAACTTGACTCAAGTCGGAACTTCAGGTGGACAGCTTGACGTAGCTAACAACGACTTCTCAGCTCCTGACACTCCAGGTACTGTTGCTGCTACTACCGGTGCTGACCTCGTAGCTGCTTTCTTTACTGCTGCTCAGAAGCTTGACGAGAATGACGTTCCTAGTGACGGTCGTTTCTGCGTTCTTCGCCCACAAGAGTATTACAAATTAGTAACAGGTGCTGACGCTTCCAATAGCTTCTCCCTTACTTCTGCTGTTAACTCTGACATCGGAGGCCAAGGAAGTTTAGCTTCTGGTTCTATTCCTCAGATCGCTGGTATCAGCATCTACAAGTCCAACCACATTCCATCAACTGACTTATCAGCTGTTTCTACTGGAGACGGATCGTCTGCTAATGACGTGTTTGGCGGTAGTGGAGTAGGATACAACGGAGACTTCCGTAACAGCTTGGGAATCATTTCTCACTCTGCTGCTGTAGGAACCGTTAAGTTGCTCGACTTGGCTACTGAGTCTGAATATCAGATTGAGCGTCAAGGTACATTGTTCGTTGCTAAGTACGCAATGGGTCACGGAGTTCTCCGTCCTGAGTGTGCTATCGAACTTGTAGCGTAACTCTTCTCTCGGTGTTGGGGAGGTCTGGATTCGTTCCGCTCCCCTCACTGAGTATTTTTTATACTTATAACTTATCATGGCTCTGACGACTAAACTAAACGCAGTAAATACAATGATCAGTGTTATCGGGGAAGCTCCTGTTAATACGTTAGGAGGTACAGCAGTACCCGTATCAGTCGTCCAAGCCGAAGCCGTACTCGACGAGACTAGTAAAGCTATACAGTCAGAGGGTTGGCATTTCAATACAGAGCACGAGTACACGCTTACTCCCGATGCTTCAACGTCTAAGATTAACTTACCAAGCAACACGCTAAGAGTAGACTTAGACCCAGAAATTTATACAGACAGCGATCCAGTACAACGTGGACTTTTGTTATACGACAGAAAGAATCACACGGATGTATGGACGAAAGAGGTGAAAGCCTCTATTACTTTTGATTTAGACTTCACGGATATACCCGAACAATTCCGTCATTACATAACAGTTAAAGCAGCTCGTATCTTTGCTAATAGATTCTTAGGTAGTAGAGAGATAGAAGGCTTTGCTTTAAGAGATGAGATAGAAGCTAAAGCACGTGCGATAGACAGCGACTCCGAGAATGCTGATCGTACAATATTTGACCACTACAGCGTACTTAGAGTTTTAGATAGATAGTAGATATATGCCTCTGTTAGTAAACAGTGTACCGAATCTCGCACAGGGCGTATCACAACAGCCTGACAACTTACGGTTTCCCGGTCAGTGTGACGAACAAATAAACGCTTGGGCTACGGTAGTTGAGGGGTTAGTAAAGAGGCCGCCTACTGAATATACGAAGAAGATAAACACAGATAGTGCTGACTCTGATAAGTTATTCACACACTTCGTTAAACGATCTGAACAGAATCAATACTGTGTAGCTGTATCATTAGGTGGTATAGGTGTTATTAATACATCAGACGGTACAAAGGTATCAGTAGCTGTAACTTCTATAGCTAATAGTTATCTGAGTTTAGGAGGACAAGCATCGTTAGGTGGAATAGCTAATCCGTTAGCCGACTTACGAGCATTGACAGTAGCTGACTATACGTTCCTTGTTAATAAGAATAGATTCATACAACGAAGTGAAGCTGCTGAACAAAAGTCTACACCACCTGCTGATGAAGCTTTGATTGTTGTTAAGTTGGGAGACTACGAGAAAGCTTACAGTATATATGTAGACGATAAGTTAGTACCCGTAGCTACAGCATTACAAGGACAGCACCACGATTACAGTAGTACAAACCACGGTAATACATCTGTTCAACCCGCTACTTATATTTCAGGACCCGCAGATGTGGAGCCGAAAGGGAACCACGCAGATACAGCTTTTATAGCTAGGGATTTGTACGATTGTATAGATGAAAGTGTAGTTAATACAAACTCAGGTGTATCTGCTATCACTATAAATTCAGGACCATCTGCTACAGGTGACGGTTGGTTAGGCGGACACTCTACAGGTACTTATACTTTAGAAACTAACGAACCTGTTAAGAGGAGTGCTGTAGATGCTCGCTTGGGCGGCAACCGTACGAGGAAAGTTAAGACTGAGTACCAAGTAAAACTGCAAGTTAATATCATACAGTCAGGAGCTGCTACTGCATCAGCTGAATTAATAGTAACTAAAGGAGTTATAACAGCTGTTAGAGATTTAAAGAAAGGCAGTGGTTTCGATCCGTCTAATCCTGTATCTTTACAGTACAAACCGTATAGGAGGGTTAAGGCGTCCGGCAAGTGGCAAGGATGGGAGGAAGTAAAAACAGGAGATAGAGATTACTACGTACCCCCAGCTACCTTTAACTCGTCAACTAATGTAGGCACTGACCCTGTACAAGTAACCACTGTATCGTTTGTTGATGGAGGTTTTGAGGTCGCTTTAGAAGGTTCTGTTATTAAACTTACAAGTACAGAAGGTCCATTTAATATACGAGCAGAAGACGGTTTGGGAGACCAAGCGTTAGGTATTGTATACAGAGAAGTAAGCAACATTACAGAGTTACCTATAAAGTGTTACAATGGGTTCGGCCCTGTTAAAGTAATAGGTGATGCAGACATAGACCAAGACGATTACTATGTACGGTTTTCTACTAAAGATAAGACTGACTTTGGTGATGGTAGCTGGATAGAAACAGTTGGTTATTTCCAAGACGAATCAGAAACTAGTGCGTTAGAAGGTATCGATACATTGTTAACAACTAATACGATGCCTGTAACTCTTACTCCATTCTTTAATGGTGATACAATAACAGACTTTAGACTATCTACTCCTAATGATGTTTTATATGTAAAGCACAATAGCAACTACTATAGATTAGATGTAGAAAACAGAGCAGCTGCTGATACTGAGCCTGGTGTAGGTACTGACTGGGAAGATGTATGGACTGAGGTAGACGAGACAAAAGATACAGCAGCTACTGTAGGTTATCTACCTTGGAAGTTGGGTACATTATACTATGGTCCTACTGACAGAAACGCACGAGGTGGTTGGGCGGCTAGATCAGCAGGTGACGACAACACCAATCCCTTTCCGTCGTTCGTTGGTAAACGTATACGAGACCTATTCTTCTTTAAGAACCGATTAGGTATACTTACAGATAGTAATATTATCTTCTCTGAAGCTGATGAATACTTTAACTTCTTCCGTACTACTACACAGCAGTTACTAGACAGTGCAGTTATCGATGTAGGACTAAGTCACACAAAGGTAGCTATACTAGAACACGCTGTACCGTTCCAAGAGAAGCTGATGTTATTCAGTCAAGGGTCACAGTTCGTACTTCGTGGAGCAGATGTGTTATCACCTAGGACGGTAGCTATATCTCCTGTTACTGAGTACGATCTATCAGACGGTATACAACCAGTAGCACTAGGTAACTATATATACTTCCCCTTTAAACGAAAAGACTTTGAAGGAGTATATGAATACTTTGTTGATAACAATACTGAGACGTTTAACGCTGAAGAGATAACTCAACAAGTACCTAAGTATATTACATCAGATGTAAATAGAATCGTAGGTTCACAGTCTGAGAATACTATCGTTATAGGTACATCTAAAGACCCTAAGACTTTATTCATATATAAATACTTCTGGAGTAATAAAGAGAAGGTACAAAGTGCTTGGATGAAGTTTACCTTTGAGCGTGATGTACGAGGCTTTGACTTTATCGACAGTGAGTTGCATTTAATAACAGCAGACACTGACGGTTTACATCTAGAGAGACTTACACTTGAAGACGGTATAACAGACACCGACTTAGATTATACTTTGTATCTTGATAGTAAGGTAGATGGAGCTGATTTAACTACTAGCTACGACGCTGCTTCTAAGACTACTACTATAAGTGGTTTCCCTTATGATCCTACTGATGTAGCTATATATACGAAGAACGGTCACAACACACCCTTCACTCGTACATCTTCTTCTGCTGGAACTGTTTCAGGTGATCTTACTTCTACTCCATTCTTTGCAGGTAAGCCGTACAATATGTTGTACAGGTTCTCCAATCAAACGTTAAAGCAACCAACAGAACGAGGTGGTCGTAGTGCATCTGACTATGCTTATCAAACAATACGTAACGGTAGTATAGACTATGCAGACACCGGACACTTTACTGTTGAAGTAACTCCGAAGTACAGGGATACATATAGCTACGCTTTTAATCCTGACATTGTAGGAGCTAACTTAACACTTAATCAATTCACACCACAGAACGGACACTTTAGATTCCCCGTACAAGCACAACCTAATGAAGCTACTATCGAAGTTAAAAGCGATAGTGCATTGCCAGTTAAGTTATTAGGTGCTGAGTTTGAATCGATGTTCATACCGAGAAGTAGAAGATATGGAGCTTAGGATAGATGAAGCACACGGTGATATGGATGCTGTTGATCTGTATGAAGATTTACGGGAGGACGATATGTTAGAGATACTTGGACTTATGCACCACCCTAGAGATGCTGTATATACATCGTATAGCTGTTCTACTAAGTGCTACAGTGTAAAGGATGAGATGAATAACTTGTATTGTTCCTTTGGTGTAGCTCCTATTGAAGGTACTAATATCGGAAGTGCTTGGTTATTAGGTACTAGAAGATTACCGACGATTAAGAAGTTCTTCTTGAAACACTCCAAGGAACGTATGGAAGGATTGTTAGATGGCTTTGATTACCTCACTAACTTTGTTATGAAGAGTAACACGTTGAGCTATAGGTGGTTGAAGTGGTTAGGTGCTGAGTTTAACGATTGTCACTTGGACGGCTATATGTCATTTATATTAGAAAGGAAGTAAGTATATATGTGTTTCTTTGCAGCATTAGGTACAGCATTAGGTGCGTCAGCAGCGTCAGCCACGGCGACTGGTATTGCTGCTACGTCGGCAGGGATAGGAGCGTTATCAGCTGGTGCGTCGGCCGTCGGGCAGAGTCAACAAGCTAAGGCACAGTATCAAGCACAGCTTCAACAAAATGAGATGCAACGTCGTATGCAAGCACAAGCAGCAGCGGCGGAACGTACACGTGCATTACGTCAGATGACAGGCGAGCGTTTACAGCAAGCACAGCAACTTGAATCTTTAGGTAGGGAAGAAAGAGAAATAGCATTAAAAGCCCAGCAAGCTATATCTAGGACAGCAGAAGACCCTACGACAGCAGCAGCTAAACAGATGGAATACTTTGCGGATTTAGGTTCTAGGAGGGAGTCATACAACAGACAAAGGGAACTAATAGACGTAGGTAGAGGTTTCGCATTAGAAGACATAGGACTAGGTTCTCAACAGCGTCTCATCGGAATCAATCAACCTATATCCGATCCAATGCGTCCTAGGGGTTTAGGTATCTCTGATGTATTGAGCGTCGCTAGTGGTGGTCTTAGTGGTTACCAAATGGGACAACAGTTATCCGGCGGAATGGGTGGAGTAAGTACTGATATCAACCCCCCTAAAGGCCCTGTCAAAATAGGCGGTAAAACTTATGCTTGGGAACCCGTTAACGTAAAATGACACGATCAGTTAGACAACTTCAACCTACTATAGGCAGACTCGGTGGTTACAACATTGCTCAACTAACAGCCCCTAGAGTACCTGTACCACAAACTAATAATTTATTAGAACTAGCTAAGGGTTTAAAAGTTACCTCTGACATTGTTGTTACTTACGATCAGATAAAGCAAACGCAGAACCGTCAACAAGAAGCATTAGAAAAGGCGAGAGCGTTAAAAGGTAAAGAGCGTGAGCAGTACGAGCAAGCTGTTATGACTGAAGGAGCTACGCAGTTTGACTTAGACCCAGGCGGAGTTTCTAGGCAGATGGAGGCTTACGAAAGGGAAGTCAGGAAACTAGCTGAAGAAGGAAAGATGCCTGAGCAAGCGAATGCTTTGTTTATGTTAGGAGCGAAGCAAGCTAAAGGAAAAGTATTAGCTAACAGTGTTTACAGGGAAATGCTATTTAATCCTCAGACTATATCGGAGACAATAGACCCCATACAAACAGTCCAAGAAAAACGACAAGAACTATTTAGTCGTCCTGAATTTCAATCTGAGTTAGTCAAAGAAGCTGCACTTGAGAATATAGAGAAGATAGAGCAAGCTTTCATTAAAGATGTAAACGATAGGTTTGATGCTGTTGATATAGAAGACGCTAAGACTAATTGGTTGTTAAACGGAAAACCTTTAATGAATCAAGCTATAAATGGACAGTTAGATATAAATGATCCATCTATTAAAAACTGGATAAATGATAAAGCTGGTTTATTTAAAGGGTCTAGGAAATTTGCTTGGGATAATTTAATTAAGGAACAGTTGAAAGAAGGCTTATCTACAGGAGGATACACGCCCACGGCTGTGCTAGATTTCTTAGAAGATTTAAGAGAGTTTAATTTAGGCGGAGGTATAAAATTTGCAGACGCTGAGACTGGGAATGCTATTAGCGATTTTGTTGGTCATGTTGAGGATCGTAGAGCTACTTTAGAAAATAAAGCCAAGGAAGCAGTTAATATACAATTTGAAGAAGTTAAGTTTGATGCTACTAACGTTTTCTATAAAGAAGTTAAAGAGACGGGTAATGTATCGCAGGATACTTTAATGGCTCAGATTGATAAGGCTGTTGAGTTAGTTCCTCTCCACAAGAGAGATCAGTTGATAGCTGATATTCAAGGAAGTTGGTCCAACGCTACAAAGCTAAGAGACGAAGCCACTAAAGTAGTGTTTGATGATTTCGTTAGGGATATTGAGGAAGGCTTGGATTTAGATACCGTCAAAGAAAACCTAAACAAATCAGTAGACTCAGGCAGTATAACACCGTCAGATTACGATACATTAAATACTAGATTAGAAAACTCTAGAGACTTTGATATACAGATAATTAAGAATCCTAGTTATATCGACTTAAAGAACTCATACGAAGATTTGATAACAGGTTACAGGAAAGATAAAAAACTAGCTGAGGTAGACCCTAATACAATAAAGAATTATTTTTCCACTATAGATAGAAATAAAACTACTTTATTAGTGGGGGGTGATATGACGGGAGATTCTTTGTATGAATTAATAAAAAAGAAAAAAGGAGAAGCTAAAGCTAAAATGTTTGTTAACAGGCAATACCGAACTTTTGATAGAAGTTTAAGAAATAAGCTTGAATTAGAATTTAATAAACAGATCGGTTTAGGTAGGACTCCCGATCAAGCAAGAACTTACATAGACGAAAATCAAGATACCATAGCGGAAAAACAATTTCAAAGTTGGGTAGATGCTTCTATCACCCTAGCGGAAACTACTTATCTTAAATAAATCACACAATGGACGAAGAGGATAAAATTATCTCCGAAGAGGAAAAACAAAAGTTAACTAAAAAAGTTACTGATCCTATTTTTGAAGAGGCTGAACGACGTATGATAGAGGGCGTACGCACTCAAAAACCTGTTGATCCGCTTACCAGACAAGAACAGATAGAAGCTACACCCGAAGGGCAACTGCCTAAAAGACCGAGACCCGGTGCTCCTACTTCCGATAAGATACAACTCCCAACCACTTTACCTAAGCACGGAGTAAGGGCGTTATATAATGAAGGAGAACGCATTCTTGAAAGAGCTTCTCAAATAACAAACTTACCGCCAGAGAGTCCTTTTACTCACACCATCGCACAACGTATAGCTAAAGGTGATCCGTTTTCTACCGAAGCTATGGAGGACGCTAGGATTGAAACAATGAAGATGGTTAGGGCGGGCCTTATACCCAATCCTTTTTACGAAGGTTTTACAGGTAAGATACAACAGGCATACGAAACTATAGCACCTTTAACAGTCGAGATAGGGATGCCTATGACGCAAGCTATAGTTACTTCTCCCTTATTATTATCTCCAGCACCTGGTTCGAGACCGCTTTATTTTAGTGCATTAGGATTAAACTCTGGCGTAGCTAATATGTTGGCACAGCAGATGCGTATAGGATACGGACATCAAGAGGAAACATCGTATCAAGAAGCGGCAGCTGCTACTGCTTGGGGTATGATTCCCAGTTTAGGGCCAGCTAGGAAAATGAATGCAGCTGCTACTACAGTGCTTAGAGGCTTCGAGGGGGCCATTATGGCTAGTGGTGAGAATTTAACGCACCAAGGTCTTGAGATACTATACGGTAAGAGAGATGAAATATCAGGAACTGAACTTGCTTTGACTACAGCTGGTGGTGCTACTATTGGTTCTGTATTAGGACGTTTAGAATCTGCGTTAGTTAAGTATGAGCCTAAAGAAAAACCAGCAGCTATACTTAGAAAAGCAATTAAGGATGAATTAAAAGGTGCTAAGAAAGAAGTAGCTAGATTAAAAAAGGAGGGTCAAAGACGTGGTTTAAAAGGACACGAAGCTAAAATTGCAAGCCTAGAGCAAAAGTTAGACGGCCTTAGAGAACCGGAGGATAAGATACTACAAAGAGCTATCGATCAGTTAGAAGAGCAAGAACAACAACAAGTAGAATCTTTTGAGTTATTCGCTAAAGAGTGGCAGGAAAGTAAGGCTGCTCAAGCACTGAAAGAAAGTGACGTACCAAGAGCCGTAGAACAAGAAGGAGTATCTAAAACGTTTCTTGAATACGATGAAAGCAAAAATCCTGAGTATATAGGGTCAATGCAGAATCCTCATTATAAAGCCGTAACGGTAGGCGAGGAAGGTTTTGAGTACGGTGCGTACATGAATGAGGCTGGCGAGGTTATAGATTTAAGAGCAGACACACCTATACAAATTGATAAGACTTTAGAGAGGTTAGATGACGATGAGCTTGAAGAAGCACTCCGTGTAAAAAATAACGAATTAGAAGATTTAGAAAATTGGGAGGACGATAGTAAAATCCCAAAAGGCGATCTTGAAAAGATTATAGAGCTACGTTCAGAAGTTGAAGCTTTTGAGTTAGAAGACTGGAGGCGTAACGTTGAATGGAGGGCTGAAGATTTAGTAAAAGACCCCGAAGCTATAGACGATCCATTTAACGATTTATTTGGTAAGGTATGGGATCAAGTTAAAATTGATAACGACATGGCTGATGTTAAAGTGGCTATGGCGTTTGAAGCTATAAAGAAGCATGGATTGGAGAATCAATTTAAAGATTTCCTTAAAGCACAGCAACGGTCATTAGGTACGCAAGTAGAAGCTGAAGACGCTGAGTTTCTGTTTAGAACTCAAATGGAGAAAGCTACGAATGCTTATAAAAAGTTTTCTCAACCGCAGCCAAAACCCGAAGCACCCGCTATTGAAGCTAAACCTAAAGCAGAAGAACCTGTTGTAACTGAGAAGCCGGAAGGTGAAGTAAAGCAACAAGCTAGAGAAGCATTAGATGACTTCATGGCTGGTGGTGGTACTCGTGAGGTTGATCCTGAGACTGGTAAGTTGATGGATACTGAAGACGAAATAAAAGCTAGGTTACTGACAGACGACAGGGAAAAACAAAGATTAGTAAATGCTGTACAGGATGCCATTAAAGAAGACTTAGAGAAAATAAAAGGAAGCCGTGAATCGCAGCTAGAATACCTATCTAAAGTACAAAGGGAGTTGGATCGTAGGCTAGGCACTGAAGCTGGCGATGAATTAGCTCTTGTATTAAATGCTTCTCAACTAAGTGATAACATAGAAGTAGCAGATGCTTTAAATGAGTTATCAATACAGATGACGGCTAACGGTGCTGTTATGGTTAAAGGTTTCGACGATTTATTAAAGGTTACTAGAGAAAAGAACTTTGATAATCCTCAAGAACTAAACGATGCAATGGTATCTATTCATAAACTGATACCACAGATGCTCGGTTGGAAGAAGACAGGCAGTGCTGCTGGTAGGTTACTTCAATCTAGAAAATACACTAAGGATCAGTTGGAAGTTAAAATAGAACAACTTGAAACTGAGATGGAGGAAAACTTAGTAAGCAGTTTAAAGGCTTCTAAGGACATGACTCCGGACGAACTAGATAAACAAGTAAAAACTTTCGGTGATATAGAAGCCGTAAAACGTTTACTAAAAGCAGTACAACAAGCTGACGATGTAAGTGAAGTAAAACAGATACTACTCGACCAACAACAAGCATTCCAAAACCAAAGTTCGTTAAAGAAAAACTTCCAACAAGGCGGTAACATATACACTAAAGTAAGAGATGTCGGGATGGATGTCTTGTATTCAAGTATGTTATCTGCCCCCACTACCTTAATTAAAGTAGGTATAGGTAATGCTGTAATGTCTCGTTATAATTCTTGGATGGGTAAGGTTGGTGCTAAGTATATGGCTGTAGCTCCTTGGGCTAGGCGTGGTATGAGCAAACAGCAGTTTGATGAGGCTTATAACTTCTGGAGTAGAGTCGGTTCTTCTTATGGGGAGTTTAATGACATAGCATGGCAAGAATCAAGAAAAGCATTTAAGAGCGGCATATCTGATTTGAGGTCACATTTTGAACGTATAGGCGAGTCGGCTTTGTCGATGGAACGTACAGGGTTGTCAGGTGCTTTAGGTCAGTCTTTAGAGAACCTAGGTCAATTTATAGATGTACCGGGTAAAGCTATGGCTGCTGTCGATGCAAGGTCAAGGATGAGGATAGCACACGCCATGACTAAGTCTAAAGCCAATTATGATTGGAGGATGGCTAAGTTAAATGGTGAAGAAGTTCCCGAAAATTTTGATGAATACTATAAAGGGTTTTTAAATAAAGTATTTACCGAAGACAGTACACGCTTGATGAATGAAGACCAAGTAAGAAGACAAGCTGTGTTGAACGCTGAAAAGGAAGGCGTAAAATCGGAAGACTTAGCTTCTTATATTGATAATTACGTACAAAATAATTGGGATAAATCCACTAGTAACTTTGTAGATTATGTGCAGCGTAATGTGAAAGAGATAACCTTCACGGATGAGTTGGGTGAGTTTGCGGAATTGAACACATTAGAAGTACCTGTTAAAGGTTTGGAAAATATGCTTAATACATTTCCGTTATTAAAAACTATACTTAATCCATTCCAAAGAACAGGCAGGAATATTATAAGGGAAGGTTTAAGTACTACCTCTGCATTAGCTGATGTGCCGGGATTAAAGAAATTCTCAGACAAAATATGGTCTAAAACTGTACAAGATTTAAACAGTAACGATCCAATCATAGCCGCTCGTGCTAAAGGTAGACAGATTGTAGGAGCAGGTATAATAGCAACTGCTTGGGGGATGGCTGAAGCTGGTTTGTACGAAGGTATGATTTCTCAGAACTGGAAGAAAAGAGAGAACGTACAGACAGGTACAGGATTAAATGATTACGAATTAAGACTACCAGACGGTGAAGGTGGTGTTATAAGTGTGGGTATTTCCGCACTAGAACCGTTCACCACTGTAATTAATATAGTAGCAGATGCTCATACTCTTTCAAAAGGTAGTATGGCTCAGAAAAGAGAAGCTATGTCTGCATTGAATATCTTAGCTTTAGTGGTATCTAATAACATAGGTAACAAATCTTACTTTAAAAATTTAGGTGATGCCTTGCAGTTGATTACGGTTACTAGTGAGTCCGAGGAAGCTGTTGAAGCTAAACGCATGAGGTTGATTAAAGGTATGCTAGGTGCTGGTGTTCCTTCTGCTATGAACGCTATGTCAATGGCTACTGATGAGTTCAGGAGGCGTAGTGATGATATACTTAAAATGCTTGCTAAAAGAATTGGAGGTATTGCTAAGGAAGTTCCCGTACGCAGAGATATGTGGGGAGAACCACAACAGTTACATAAGAGTGATACAGCACAGGCCGGAAGTTTAATAAATCCTTTTAAGGTAGGTAGACAATTAATGGATGTAGATGACTATGTTGTGCAAGATGAAGACGGTCTTAGAAGATTCGATAAAGAAAAGTTTAAAAGTATCAATTTAGAAAATAAGGAAGAGGTACGCAATGCAGCTTGGGCTGTCGCTTTAGAACTAGATGGAGAGTATCACTTTAATGGAGGTACTAGTATAAAGGACGGTATAGAATTACAAGAAATTATACACCCCGAAACCCGTATTGATGCTTTTGAGCGTTGGCAAGAGATATATAAGAATCAAAAGATTGATGGCTTAACAGCTCAACAAGCTACTGTTGTACTAGCTAGACAGTTAACAACTCCGACTAAGTTAGACCCCAACCAAACACCTGAAGGGTTTAAGCAGAAAGATAAGAGGCTTGAATTGTTTAGGAAAGTTTTAAACGGTTACAAGAAAGTAGCTTACGAAAGAATGAGGCAAGAGTACCCAGTACTAATTGAGCAAGAAAAGGAAGATAAAATTCGTAACGCTCTGTTAACTACATCTCCAAACGCTGAACAATTAAAACGCATAACCTCAGAAATGCCAGTCGAGGAGTACAAGAAAACGCAACCTGATACTAGATTGAAGGAACTATTAAAGAAAACCCCATATGTCCCCGTAACTCTTGCTGACTAAGGACTTGCTCTTCTCTCTCAATAATTAATAATATATCATCATGGCTAACAC